TATGATTATTAGCAATTCTCTCATAACTTGCACCACTCTAATAATGCGTTGTATTTAAGACTTAATTTGTCACATTCGTTTGTAATATCCAAACTTTCTTTAATCTTTCGCTGTAGTTCGCTTTCTGTATAGCATTTAAGTTTGGATTGATTTGTGGTTTTTGCGGACACGGCTGTACTGTGGGAATTGGATTTGTTGTGGCACAGCTTGTCAATGTCAATAGTGACAGCATCACGCAGATTATCCATGTCAATCTTGTCTTGTTCATGCTGTTTCTCCAAGTCGTCAATATATTTCAAATATTCTGAAACAATTTTATTTTGCTTATCAGTTAAATTTCTTTCTGTTTCAATAATTTTCTGATAGTTTTTTTCGCTCTCCAAGCGCAGAACTTCATCATATTTTTTTGTAGCTGTTTCATAACCGTTTCGGTAATAGTGAACTCCTACAAAAAAATATGATGCAATAAAAATTATTCCTGTTGCACCGATACACGCAAATTTGAATTTGTCGAACATTTTTATTTTTCTGCTGTTTCAGATTTTTTATTTTGGAGCATTTCCCAATCATCCGATTGCATCATGGCACAAAAGAACCTATACTTTTCTGATGTTTCTTCAAAATCTAGTTCTTCATTCCCCTGGTAAAAATATTTTTTTGATAGTTCAAAATCTTTTTTTATTACGCAGATTTTCCATGAAAAAAAAATTTTATTAACAAAAAAATATTCTCCGTCTGGCAATTCAGCCACTTTTGAATATAAATCAAAAATTCTCATAAATTATTTTCTCCACATAGAAAATAATACATACAGTTCTATGGCAATTATAGCACTGCCAATAATGTCAATATATGTATTAATGTCACAAATATTTATCATTTGTTTTTGTTTCTGCACTCATTACAAGTATTCAAATATCGCTTATATGCTAACTTCTCGCCTTGCATACAACCGATTTTATATATCAGAATTTGGAAAAATAGCACAATACACGTTAGAGCAATAACATCACACACTTATTCACCCTCTTTGAAATACACCCAACTGTGCAATTCACCTCCTATGTTTTCAGTTATGACTTTGTAAATTTCACAGTCTGAATATCTATCAACGGTTTTATCCCACTGTTCTTTGCTCATTTCACTTCTGGCAAGTTTCTTCATAAACTCATCGCTTTGAAAATTTGTCTGAATGAAATAAACGACCTCCGGCTGTTGCTGATACCAATTTTTCAGCGTTATCATTTGGTATTATTCCCTTTCTCCAATTCCTCAATTAAACTTTCTAATTCATTAATCCTCACTCTAGCATCATGTCTTTGTGATTTAACTTCCTGGTAGTCACTTTCAGTTATTTCACCCTCAGCAAACTTAATAGCCTTGTAATCGGTATCAAATAGATATTTTTTCAGTTCCACAATTTCAGATTGATTCTGCTCAATCAGTTTTTCATCTTCTGTTTTCTGCGGTATCTGTTTGATTTGAAACTGTCTAGTCCCATCTTCCAATGGCTCAATTTCTGCAATGTAGCAACCATTTTCATTACACCATTTTGCTTTGTTTGTGTAGTCTTTATCATCAGCAAAGATTAAACCGATTTCGTATTCCATATTTACTTCACTCCTTATTTCCAACGACCAATGGCTAGAGCTATAACTCCGTAAGGAGCAGTGGTAACAGAACCGTTCATGTATCTACTAGGTATAAATACAGCGTTTGATGGTGATACATCACCGCTATTTACAGCATCAATGTAAACAGTATTATTACCAGTAGCTTGCCACCAAATACATGGTATGGAGATAAAAGTCTTTGGGTAAGTCCACGTACCACTACTAGACTGTGTGACTAACGCATTTGTCCAACATATCTGTAAACCATTCAAATATCGTATATATCCATTACCTTGTTCTTCGATTGTATCTACTATATGGCTATCGTACGTCATATCACCGTTAGCGTCAGTATCTATAGTTTTTCCATCTAAATCAATCGAACCGACAACCGGAGCATTAGAAAAAGTCTTAATACCGCCAACAGTTTGATTACTGTTTAAATCCACACACTGAATATTGACCGTTTTATCACTGCTAGAATTTGCACTGAACGTATCAACTGTTGCACCATTCTGCTGAATTGCTAATGTACCGTTATTAACAGTAGGGATTGTAGGTTTATCGCTCAAATCAGTATAACTACCGCTAGTTGCGACTGTAGCAAATGACGGTTTATCAGCTACATCATTCCACGAAACACCCGTTATAAATCCTGAATCATTATTCAAATCAGACGTCTTTGTTGGTACGGAAATATTAACAGTCTTATCACTGCTTGAATTAGCTGTAAACGTATCAACTGTTGTACCATTCTGCTGAATAGTTAAAGTGCCATTATTTACATCTGGAACTTCAATATTTATAGTTTCGTCAGTAGCTTGATTTGCGCTGAATGTACCAACAGTATCGCCGTTTTTCTGTATAGTGAGCGTACCATCACCCGGACCGCTTGCACCTAATAAATTATCCAATTCTTGCCAATTATGATATAAATCAGCGTACCAATCTCGGCTAAACTTTTCAGGAACTATAATTCCATTCGGTAAAGTTGTACTCGCCATTTTTCTAATCTCCTATAAATTATTAATAACTCTTTCCGTATGGTGATGTGCCATAAGCTGAAACTCCATAGCCTTCACGCATTGGTAAATCGTTCGTGAAAATACTGCTGTCATACATTGTCAATTCAACTGTGCAGTTCTTTTCAGTAGGTTTGATTTTCTCTACCCAACACGGAATAATCACAGCAGATACAATTCTAGGCAGTTCAATATCTGTACCATACCACGTTACAGGTAAAGTCGCTCTGAATGATTTAGCGTTTATCCAATCGTTGTATCTAATTGACAATAGATGTGGTTGCCCCTCTTCATCTGTTATGAAAAATGCTGTCGGTCTATGGGCAGCATTACCACTACCGCCGTACTGTTCTGCTGTCAGTGGTGGATTAATTTCAATTACTCCGTTGTCGTAATTTGTGACTCTGCCGGAATAGCCCTCTCTCATTGAAATTGAGTCTTGTATAATGTACTCGTTGCCATAACTCGGCTCATGACTATGGCGCATTTCTGCTGTGAGCATACCACAACTAGGCTCATCAACTACTAATCCGACAAAATCCTTATAATTACAGTTTAAACTGTCAAATTCAGTCGTTAAAGTGAATTTAATTCTATTCCTTAATATGGAGCGTAATCTTCTTGCACCCATAGCGACTGCCTGCGCTTTTTCTGTCACTCCAAACAGCTGTAGTTTTTCCTGATATATCGAAGTAGGGTAATCAGTAACTTCAATGGTGCTGTACTGACTGCTAGACATATGGATATACACTGTTGCTGTCTTGTACGTTTCAACATCTGTGTACTGTACTTCAATTTCTTCTGCATCATCACGTCTTGGCAGTGCCACATCAATCTTCAAATTTGAATAATTCTGTGGCGAAAAAATGAAACTGTAATCAGTCGGACCGGATGTAAATGTACCCCATCTACCGCTATCATAATTAACACTCGGATGCTCACCAATCTGCACAATTTGCAATCCGTCTGCTCTTGTAGATAATTCAGAATAGCCAATATGCAGAATGTCAGATAGAACATTCAACAGTGTGTTATCACTATCTAGCGTACCGTTTAAGTCTAACCCTCTCACATTCCAGATTGCGTCCATATCAGCAATATTATCAATGTGCAGTAGACTAGCAAATTTAGAATGATCACAAATATATTTTACAGCTGGAGCGAGTGCGCTGGTAGGTTCTAAGGTGTTTGTTTCAATGTTTGGTAACATTCTTGTAAATAATGTACTGATTTGATTATCAGACATTTCTGAAAGTGTTTCACTACCTTTGAACCGCATCAGTAAAACTGTTATATCATCATAAGACTGTGGATTTGCAATAACTGATTTGAGTCCGGTCCATTTCACCACATCACTGTAATGCGTTGTATCATCACTATGCTCTTCTGTAAGTCTGTAACATCTGAAATACCAATCCCCTTTTGGTAAATCGAATTTTTCAGTTACTCCGACTGCATCCATTCCGGTCGAGGTGTACTCACCATTTGAAAATTTTTTGATGCCATTACTCGTTAAAATAACATCTCTATGCTGCCATTCTAAATCCCCGGCTCTCTGATATTCAATTCTAACAGTAACATTGTACGGCTCAATATCGCCGCTGTCGTTTCTGTAGTAAATACCGCCAGGGGCTTGTAAATCCACTTCAATTTCTGATACATCAACTCCAATAGGTGCAGCACGATATGGACCGCTTATCGAATTGTTTACATCTTTTGTAGAAAAGCCTTGCGTAATATTTTCAACAACAACATTTTTCTGAATTGAGTCTACCGCCCAAAATCCGGTCCAATCTGGATACAGATTACCATTACTATCACATCTATGTAGCATTACTTTAGTTACAGATGGAGCGTAACACGGTGCATCCTCATCCCACTTGCCGCCGATTTTAGTTTGCTTGAAGTATTGATTTATGTCGGTAAATTCTCTGCCCTTGTAGTCCTTATCTGAACGCATAATATCTTGATTATAAACTCGGTGGTTCTGATGCGGTGTTGTAAACAGTCGCTTTGCATTATCACTACTTAAATTACTCTTGCTATTAACAAGTATAGGCGAGTCTAAATCTGCGCTGAAACTGTTTTCACCATATACGGCAACGACTTTATAGAATCCATTGTCGTCAACTGTGCCTCTATCTTCATTGTAGAAATCCCATATACCCTCAGGGGTAGCCGTCACACGAACAGCAACGCAGTTATGGCCGAGTGGGCCTATTGTTCCGGCTTGTTCGTTGCCCTCTGTCAAATCATTAGCTGAATATGTCTGAGTGCCATCCGTTATTATGAATCTCCAATCTGAATCGGTTTCTTCAATACCGAATTGCGGTTCAATATCAAAACTCATCGAATCATTGACTTGTACCGGAACGAGTGCAGATCCGAACCACTCATATGCAAATGCTGTCTTAATTTGCTGTGATGCATCGTCATAAGGCAGTTTGAAGCACAGCGAATCGCAGTATAACCACTGTGTTGAATATGCAGAGCCTGTACTATAATTTGTGCCGATTAGCGGCATAGAAAGTCTAATCGGCTCATTTGAAATAATATCAACAGTCTTACCAATTAAGTCTTTGCGGTGGCACTCAGTAACCTTTGCTCTAACACAGTATGCAATCTGCACTTTAAATTCGGCATTGGTTTTCAAGCGTGAGTTCCACAATTTATATCCGCCGTTGCTATTAATCTTAATCTCATAAGATAGTGGTGTACTTCCGAACATAATTGTAGGTGTCGCTTGATAAAGTTCCCCATATCTGCCTATATAAGAAACACTGCCGCTTGTGCCGGTACCGGCATTCATTCCCGAAGGACTATAACAGTCTATTTTGCAATTATCGGGTATAGTCTGTAAATCTACTGTGCCGTATGTAATAGGGCCGCCTGAATAGCTATAATATTGCTTCCAATAATCATAGATGCTGTATTCTGTAAAACCTCCCGACGACCAATACTCATGGCGGCAGTTATTGCCTATTAAAATGTAGTTGTCGAAATCAGTCGATGGATACCATGAGCCTTGGCTTTGGTACGCCGAATTAAGTTCCCATGTCTCACCGCCCCACCGTCTAACACTCTCAGCCACTGAACATTCACTTAATGGGATATCGAGTAATTTATACGATGCAGTTGTGGAACCGGACATAAAATAATCACGCTGTTTAACATAATTATTAAAGAAGGTATGTTTAGGTGAACCGCCCTGTGCTGCTTGTGCGTCAGCTTCCTTCATTTCTTTAGGTCTAAACGGATAAACTGCGAACTGATGCGCGTGGCCAAAGTTGTTTTTATAGTTGTTTCTCGCTCTAACTTCCCAATCGCTTGATAACTGTTCTGGGTAATGTTCTGCTGTATCTTGGAACGCTGGCAATACCACCCATTCATTACTTGCACCGCTAATTTTAACCAAATCGCCGACACGGTATTTAGACAAATCATCGTAGCCTTCTATAAATATTGATTGATACTCCAAATGCGTGTTATTTGTGATGCCTGTTGTCAGTGCGTGAAGTGTATGGCCGCTACTAGTTACTTCTATCGAGTTATACCAACATTTAGTGATTTCCGGTGCTATGCTGTTATTTGATAAATCTGCTGACGGATCACATACTTCGCACTGTATGCCCTGTAATACTGAAAGTGGAGTAGCACCCACATATATATTCGATAAATCGTGCTGAAAATAGCCTATACCTTGGCTCAAAATTAAATCTAAATAATATTCATTATCACGGTAAAATCCGTGTGCATCTGCCAGGTAATCAGGGAACTTTTTAAACAGTCCAAACTGTTCAGGAATGACATCACCTAACTTGATTTTATTGCCTTGTGCGTTCACGTCATAGATAGAACGTGACTCACCGCTTTTATCTGTTCCGGTTTTACTGTTCAAATTGTGCATCATACGCATGGTATACAAGAATGTGGCAACCATAGCGACGAGAACAACGGCAATCATTATGACCGTGCCCTCCGGCTCCAGGATAAATTTTACTTCATGATTTTTTTCTTCTGATAAATAAAATTTTTTCCATTTAGCGAAAGGTACAACAGCACCATCAACAATTACAGTGATAGATTTTTCTGTGATGTTTGGAGTTTGGGCGAGTTCAGAAACTAAATCATAGACACTAATATTTGATTTAATTTCAGTAAATTCTTCTTCAATGATAAAATCTAAATCATGACGTGGAGCAACTATTACGTGTAATTTCATAAAATTTCAAACTCCATAAACTGTAAATCCGTTTAATTGTGCCGACACTTTGCAATACAGCACCGTTTTTATTTATATGCAGAATTTTATTATTTATCACTATTCCGCAGTGTGCTAAAAAATTATTTTTTGTATAAAATCCGCATAAATAAATTTTATCACGATTAAGATTTTTTTCTGTGACTTCTGCATATTTTACAATTTTTTTAAAATTTTTTTCGCCTTCCGGTGCTTGCGAAATATCGGTAATACTCTGCTCCAATGGCAGATTTATTTTTAACTCGGTTTTGAAAAATTCCAAGACTAAACCATAACAGTCCACATCTGGCAGAGTTCTACCACCTTGTTTATATCGTGCTAATAAATATTTATCAATATTAATTTGACACATAAATAATACCCGGTGCGTTTTCTGCTGTGTAGCGTTTCTGTGGAAATTCCGTGTTGACTAAATCGGCAAAACTTGCGGTGAAGTTTGCAGCCGAACCGCTGAAATTTACAGAATTTATCACCATCTCTATTTCAAATTCTTTCTGTAATGTAGTAGGGTGCCATTGTGCAAGTGTGACAAAGTTCAAATTTTTATGGTCGTTTCTCGTAATGCGTGAAAGATATTGCAAAATCTCACGGTTTACATCACCGATGGAGAATGTTAAATCTTGAAAAGTATTGTCTGACCTTTCAGGCAGTGCGGCACTGAAACAGCTTGCAGAATAAACATCACCGTCTAAAGTTACATCAGACTGTGACAGTGCATACCGTAAAATTTTATTTTCTGTTGCGGCGGCGCTCCAGGGTTGACCGTTAGATTTATATCCTAAAGTTAAATTGAATGTGAGTGTGGTAATCGGGAATTTATCGCCGCTCGCCCATAATGCTTTCAATGTTTGAAGTGCCATGCTGTTATTCCCTCACATCTAACACGAATGAAACTTTATACACAAAGTTTGAAGTATTACGGAACTGCAAATCTTTTTTAATTTGGCCGTTTTTAATGCGAACAGTTCTAGTATTGACGCTGTCAGAATTATCTAGTGGTAGATTCATTGTGAACCAATCCGAGCCATAATTCAGGCTTTTGTAGAAGTTCCAAAAATCAACCCATTGTGCACCTGTAAGCATTAACACGCATGAAACAGAAAAGTCACTAGCGTTATATGGCATAGTTCGCTGTCTTGCACTGCCATCTGTGAACGTAGTTCTTATCAGTGCCGGCTTATAATCTGCACTGTATGATTCTTGCAGTGGTTGCGGTAATGTATTTGGATAACTTAATATGCTCATTTAATACCCCACTCTTTTTAAACCGTATGTAGATTCTAGTACACTAGCAGTATCACCGCCGGACCTAATATTTGCCACAAATATATCAATCATCTGCTGGTCATCACGTTCAGACTGTTGCACCGTTCCGGCTTTTTCTTTATCTTCGATTAGATTAACTGTAATGGCATTTTGTCGTAACATATCGGCCGTGTCTTTTCTTCCGGTTACTGTTGCCGGACCCTTTATCAATTCCGGTCCAATTTCACCAACAAGACCAACCGCACCGCTAGGAATGTAGCCTCCTTTGTCGTATGCACCGCTATAATTGATAGATTTAATCTGTCCGACTAACGCTAAACCTTGTGCCAGAACTCCGGCCCATGCAATCAAATTCTGCGGATATGGTGCGGCCATCGCATTTGCTGCACCTTGATATATTGACAGTATAGAACTAGCCACTGCAAAACTTTTCTGTAAAGCGAACAACGCTTTATACATACCGCTATTTTTTTCAAAACCTTGTGCTATGTTGCCAATGTAACCACCAATGGCACTGCTTGCTTGTGCATATACTCCGGTTATTTGCGTTGCGGTCAATCTGGATTTTTCAAAATTTCCGGTTAAAACATTATCCCATGTCAGACCGTATTTTTGCAGTTTATCCGTAAAAGCATCTAATGGTGTAGACTCTGACCAATCACGCTCAGTTTCACGCAGTCTATCAATCTGCTCTTTTCTTTTTTCTGCTTCACGCTCATAGTGTTCATTGTATAATTCAGACAGTTTATCGAGGTGCAGTTGTGTGAGTTCTTGTTCAGTGGCTCTGTACTGCTCTTGCGTGATTGCACTCTGCTCGAGTGCTGTTTTGAGTACCGTCATTCTATTGGCATAAGTGCTGTTCTCTTGCTCAATAGCGTCTAATGCATTAAATTTCATCCGCTGAATTTCAGCGTTCAAATTTTCATAGGCTTTTCTTGCTTTGTCTGTTTCTTCTGCCAGCTTTCTTGCGGCAGAACTTGCGGCGGTACTTCCAGAAGTTCCGGCTCCCGACATTTTGAAAATATCGTTGTAATTTAAAGATTTTGTTTTTAAAGAATTTTGTAAATTTATTCTTGTTTGAATCAAATCATCGTATGCTTTTTTACGTTCTTCATTATTCTTTTTTTCAATATCTGCAAGCTGTTTCTGAAAAGCGTCTTCTGACGCAAGTTCCGTATTTTTCATCTGCTTGTTTGCATCTGTTACACGCTTTCTTTCAGTCATGTAATAGTCTAAAAGTGGATGGCCTTTTGGCAGTTGCAGAATTGCAGAAAGGTCAACTTTACCGCTTTTCTTTACCAGTGCGGTATTTTCTAGGCCTAATTCTTTAATTTTAGCGAGCATTTTAACGCTCATATCGGCACGATTCATAACCTCGTATGTAGTGCCGTGAACTGTTTGAGCAATAATAGATCCGGCTCGTTCAGCGTATGCTTGTAACTGTTTATACCATGTGTCTAACTGTGCTGTAATATCTCCAAGACCTAATCTGACAAAGTCAAACCACCCCTCAAAATATCCAATTTCAGCTTTGCAAGTTTTTTCTCCGGCATCAGATAAATTTGAGAAAAAATCTGAAAACGGTTGCCACAAATTTGATAGGCCGTTTGCTATTGTGGAAAATGCACCCTTGAACGCTCTGACAATTCCACCTAAAGCCTGTTGAACTTCTGCGGATTTCAGCCATGCTGTAAAGCTGTCTAATGCTCTTGACGCTGTATAGATACTGTCTGCAATCTCTCTACCTACATCTCCGGTTGCGATGGCAGTCCACATATCAGACCATGCATCAGACAGATTCTTTGTGGCTCCGGTCATTCCTCGCATTTGGAAGTTTAGCGTTTCAGCAAAATTATTTTTTGAAATGTCATTGATATACTTCATTATAGATTCTGAAGTATTATCAATTACAGACTTCTGACCCT